TCGCTTAGTGCATCATTTAATTTCTTTGAAACTTTGATTTCCAATTGTCCCGAATTAATATTTTCATTCAATGTCTTTTCAAAATAACCGCGATTCTTTCCTTTGGTCTTCAAAAAGAAAATTGTCGAAGCGGGATTCCCGCCCTTGATTTGTTTATGCAATTGAGATTCAGCGAAGTCTAAAACAACATTTTCAATGTCATCGGCTTGTTTTTTGAATTCTGGATCATTGTTGTAATAATCATAAAAAGTCGATCTATTAAGACCGACAATCTTGCAAGCCGTTGTTATAACGCCAAGACATTTTTCCATTGCTTCAAGCAACGCTTTTTTATTATGTTGGGTTTTGATGGTCTTATTCATTGATCCAAGTTTCTTTTGTTATGTCTTCGCCGTTTCTTTTTACCGTGAATTTTCTGTCATTGTCGGTCATATATTTGACCCATCGTTTCACAATAACGTCGCAATATTTCGGATCAAGTTCTTGCCCGTAACATAAACGATTCGTTTGTTCTGATCCAATTAATGTCGATCCACTTCCAAGAAACAAGTCAAGAACAACATTGTTTTTTTCAATTATGTTTTCAATTGCCATCTTAGAAAGTTCAACTGGTTTTTGTGTTGGATGCAAGTACTTATTTGCTCCGTCTTTTCCTACTGACCAAACACTTCCAATTCTTTTCCCTTTTATTTCTGCGCCTCTATGATAAACTAAAGCAACTTCGAAATCTGTTGAAAATGTTTTTTTCAAATCTCCGATTCCACCGCCCCCTTTATCCCAAATTATAATATTTGACAAATCTCCAATTGGATCGCAAAATTCAATCCATTGTTTCAACACCTTCCAAGAAGTCCAAACAAAAACAAACCCTTTTGAACAAAGATGTAAGTTATTAATCCACTCTGTAACAAAAACATCGTCGTTTTTTAAAACTTCGAACTTTTCGGATTTTTCTCTCATGTTTGACTGATACGAAACACCATATGGCGGATCGGTGAAAACCATGTCCGCTTTTTTACCGTCCATTAATTTTTCAACCGCATCGATTTCCGTTGAACTCGCGCAATGAACTCGATGACCGTTCAATTCGTAAAGATCACCAAGAACGGTTTGTGGTTCCGTTGGAAGTTCACCGTTGAAATCGTCTTCTTCTGGCGCATCAATTTCCGTGACAACGTCTTCAAAATATTCATTATCAAAACCCCAATCAATCAAATCGTCTTGATCGAAATATTCAACCAAAAGTTCTTTGTCAAATTCCCCAGTGTTTTTGTTCAGTCTAACATTTAATTCTTTTTCTTGGTCCAGGTTCAAATCAAGTTCGACGCAAGGCATTTTTTTGAATCCCATTTCGCGGGAAACTTTTGTTCGTTGATGACCTCCAATGATTATCCCGAATCGTTCTTTGTTTGTGTTGACAATTACGGGATCAACCAAACCGAATCGACTGATTGAATCTTTAATTTTTTGCTTTTGTTCTTCTGATAATTTTCGCGGGTTGTATTCGGCTGAAATTAGTTTGTCAATATTCCATTCGACAATCTTCAAGTTGCTTTCCATAATTCGATTACTCTTTTCGATTCATTCAAATATAACTATTTAGATCGAATTATCAAAAGTGACGCATATAAACCCGAATTGACGCATAGGTGACGCATAGACCCGTTTTTTCACTTAAAGTTTTACTTCAATCCGTCTAGGGGTAAGTATCTCTTTATTAGTTCTTTATATCTTTATTTCTCTTTTTGACGGCTAAAAACAGTAAAAAAAAAATAAAAGGAAAAGAGAAAAACAAGTTATAAAGGCTAATAGGGAGAAAATAAGCGTCAACGCGCTTGGAATATAGTGAGAGCCGAACCCGAACCCCTTGACGGGTCATTTTTTAAGCGTCACGAATCGACGTTATAAGCGTCATTTGATCAGAAACAAGGCAAAAAAAAACGCCACCTTCAAAAAGTGACGCTTGATTTGACTTGCGTTTTTAATTTTATTTATTGATCCAATGATCGATTTGTTCTTTTATTTCGAAGATATTGAAATCATTTTCGTTTGCTTTAATCCATGCGTAGAAAATAACCCAAACGGCAAACACGAACCAAAACGAATATTTCACAACTGGATCGTTGTTCAGCTGATCAAGTAACAACCATAATGCGATCCAAAACGACAATTCGAATCTTTGCGGGATATTATCTTTTGATATGACGTTTCTTTTCATGGTAGTTGATTTTTTGAATGACAAAATTATGTTTTATTTCGTATCGATTGAATAATTTATGAAATTCTTTTAAATTAATTTTTTCGTCTTCCGCCAATTGGTTTTGCTTTTCAGTTGTTTTCAATCGGTGTCTGTTGGCGCATCGTGAAATCACATCACGACGCAACCAACAACTTGTTTTATTAAAATGCAACATCGATCGCCTCATATTTCCATAAAGTGATTGAATTGAAGACTTTTTCAACACCATCGACCCCCATCCATTTGCGACCACGCAAGTTGATGTAAGCCTTGATTTCCGTTCCGACTTGCAATGATTGGATTTCGTCCGCTTTATCCTTTACAACCTCTAAATTTAGCGTCTGTGGATATTCACCGTCCTTTACTTCAAGCCATAATTCCGCTTTTTTGAATCCTTTTGATCCGAATGTTTCAACTTTTCCGATTTTGATAATCTTTCCTTGTATTTCCATATTTATTGATTTATTAAATTGTTTTATATGTTTGCTCCAACTTTCGCAAGTTGTTTAATTGAATTGAAAAGTTCTTTGATTTCGTTTTTCAATTGTAGTTTTTCGCGTTGTTCGTCTTTCAATTGTTGTTTTGAATCTTCAACTTCTTTTTTCCATTCGCCGTTGAATTTCATCACCGAATCAACTTCTTTGTTCAGCCTTGTCAAATTGATCAATCGTTTTTCAGCGACTTTTTTCAATCTTTCGATATATTCTTCATTTGCTTGAATATCGTCTTCAAGTTCTTTGTTGTGGTCGGAAAAATTTTTTCTTTCCTGGTCCAAACTCAAAATGATGTTGACCAATTCTTCTTTTTCTAATTTAATAAGTAGATTTTTTTGCATTTTATTTATTTTCATTCGTTTAAATTCAACCCATTTCCCGCGACTTGTTCGCCTTTCAAAAATTATTGTCGTTTCGTCTTCGGACAATCTTGACCGTGTTTTTTTTCGTTTTTCCGTTCTTGTTATTCCCATATTTTAAAAAATTATATTGGTTGGCGAATCCATGACAATGGCTTCGAATCCTTGTTTTCGAAGTTGTTTGATTCGGTATTTTTGCAATTCTGAAATTTTGCCGTTTGGTTTTTTCACTTCAATAAATTTTGCTATTCCTTCGCGAAGACCCATCAAGTCTGGAATTCCGTTCGTTGATGTTTTCATCAATTTAACGACAACCCAACCGTCTGATTCAAGATTGTCGGTGATTTTTTTTTGAATTTGTTGTTCAGTCATAATTTTTTTTTATAAGCCACAATGACCCGAATCGCAATCGTTGAAATCAGTTCCGAAAAGATCAATTTTTTTAAATCCGTTTTTTATTTTGTCGTATGTTGTTCCATTTTTGAAAGTTCTTTGACCGTAACCGTCTTTTTCAGCATTACAAAACCATTCGAATTTTTCTGGATGCTTTCGACTCATATAATTTAACAACGCTTCATTTCTGTGAAAACAACCGACGCAATTGTTCATAAAGGCAAAACGAACTGGTTTGTCTTTCCAAAATTCTTCGACATTATCTTTGAAAATAGCGTCTTTAATTAGCGGAAAGGATGGCAAGTTCCAACCCGTTGTTTTCCATTTATTATTGCCGTTTTTGTGTTTTCCGACAATGTGTTTGAATTCCAATAATCCAAATTGATTGGTTTTTTCAATCATATTTTTCGCCCGTCTTTGTTCGCTTGATCTGAATCCAATTCGCATTTCAACGGGTTCGTTGATGTTTTCAAGCCACCAATCGAAAAGCGGTTGCAACTTCATTTCAGTTGTGCAAAATCTTTGTGTGACGTTTGGAAGATATTTTTTGTCTTTTCTTACAATTATTTCGTCAAAAGTTTTTCCAGAAACCCAATTTATTTTTTGTCCAATGTATTGTTCCAAATCTAACATCGTATATTATTGTGTTTTCCTCCAATGTTCCGACAAATTCTTTTCCGATGCGATCCGAAACCATTTGACGAACCTTTGCGTCTGGGAATAAACAGTTTTTGTCGTCAGTTCTAACAAGTGAAAACAAATTATGATCAGCGGGATAATTCGAAGCGATATAGCTTGACGTTTTGCCACCGCTAACACTGTTTATTGTGATCAATGATTTTTCTTCTTTTGCTTCATTAAACCAATCGACGTCAAATTGTTCTTCATTTTTTTCGTTTATAATATAAAATCTTTTCATTTGTTGTTTAGTCTTATTATTCTTCTTTGAAGATATTCAACAATTTCATCTTGATCAATGAAGTCGGCTTCGAATAGTTTTGTAATGTCAACGAATCGGTCATTTTTAAACCATTCGATTTGAATGAAATTGAACGGTTCGAAGTTTGGCGGTGTCATTCGATCACCTGGACAAAATGCGCCCCCTTCGTATTCAACACGGAATCGTTCACCGTTCATTTTTATTTCCATATTAGTTTCGTTTTTTTTAAAGATACACCAAACAAAACGACTGAACAAATTTATTTACTAATTAATTGAAATATTTTTTAAAAATTTTATTTGTGAAGTCTTTTTTCTTCGATACGGCTTGATAAATTCTTGATTCGATTCCGCCTTTAGAAAATATCCAATAAACATCATTTTCGGATCGTTCTTTTGTTGTCAATCGATCACGCGCTTGGAAGTAACTGACCGCGCTGAAGTCGATGTTTAAAAAAACAAGAACGTCGGCTTTCGATAAATTGACCCCTTCGCGACTTGAAACGATTTGTCCCGCATAGCTTTTATTTGTTGAATTAAATTCTTCAAGATCGGTTGTTATTTCATCACCATAAACCGATTTGATCATTTCAAGTTCAGCGATGAATTTGTAAAATATCGCAATCTTTTGCCCCTTCCATTTGTTTTGGATGTGGACCGCCTTTGAATTATCGATCACCATTCGCGCTCCAGATTCGAATTTGACCGTTCCCGAAAACATTTGATGCAATTTTTGTTGAAGTTTGACCGACGTGTCAGCAAGAATATCTTCTTCATTTCCTTCGATGACTAAATCTTTTATTAATTTTTTACAAAGTGAATATGTGATTGGTTTCATTTCAACCATTTCAAAATGTTCGTTGACCTTTGATTTGAATCCCGCTTCCGCTTGTGTCATTATAACGCGCAACGGGTTGATAATTGGATCAATCTTGTCTTTGTTCGCCTTGTCGTATTTGATCGCGTCAAAACCGTTGATTTTCATTGTGTATTTGTTGACGTAATTATTCGCCCATTTATAAAAAGTCGGTTCAACGAATGGTGTGAAATACGAAACCCAAACTTGATGGTATATTTGCGAAAATGATTCGGGCGTTGGTGTTCCACTTGAAAGAATTATATCACATCGGTTTCGATACGCAATTTCTTTGATCGCTTTGGTTCGTTTGGATGGCTTCGGGAATGCTCCCATTGAATGCGATTCGTCACAAATAATCAAATCAATGTTTTTTGTGTCGGCTTTGTGAACTGATTCATAGTTGATCAATATCATTTCATAATTGAACCCACCAAGAACGAAATCGGATTGAATTGATGACATTGCCTTTTTCTTTGTTACAAACAAAACTTTTCGTTTGTTCAGTTTTTCAGCGGTTGCAAGAACTGTTAATGTCTTCCCGCTTCGAACTTCCCCCGCCAGGATTCCGATTCGATATTTTCGAATGACCGTTGCAAGATCGTCCGATTTGTCTTTTTGTATTTGTCTAAGTTCGAACATATTAAAAAAGTTCAGT